AAGCGCCCGAAGCCTTCTTCGTTACGCTCGCGCCTGAGTATTGTCCGGTTAGTGTTACCAGGTCACCCTTTGAGTAAAGTGTTACCCCTGCACCGGCAGCAAACCCTACTGCATCTGCTGTAGTGCTAATGATGTTTACAGTTTCACCGACTGCGAGAACATCTGCGATAGTGATCGTGGCAGCAGCGGTTACATAGATGTATGAACCCGCATCGCCTGCAAGAATTGTGTAGTTAGAAGCCTTCTCCGATACCGCCGTAGTCGGTTCAGGAATGTTGATAGCAGCTTCCCAAGCGCTTCCGTTATACTTCACTAGCTCATCTGAGGCTGTTAGGTAAGCGAACTGTCCTTCTACCGGTGCAGTGATAGCAGCATCCCTCGAAGTAGCATCGAGGAATACCGCGATTGACTGCTGCATTAGGTTAGTGTTTATCTCTGATGCGAGTAACGGGTTTCCGTTCGCGAATACTTTATACGCCATTTGTTATGCCTCTTTCCATAGGTCAAGTGTAGTGAGCCAAGTGTCAGGGTCAATGTAGTGACTCACTTTAGTTATTGTGTAGTAATCCTTTATGTGAAGAATGTCCTGCTCGAAGTCCACTCCAAGAAGTTCGCCGGGGAGAAGGAACGCTGCTTCGGTTAGTGTGCCTGTTCTGTCCCTAGTTAGGGTTTCAACACTCTGAACTAGATTAGTCGGTGACTGATTGAAAACAGCGTTAGCCCACCTGGTCAGTTCTGCTTCGGTGGTTGTATTTAGTGTAACATCCTGCGCATACCTACCATAGAGTGAGATCGAGTCCTCATCTTCTACTAGCACAGAAGTAGTGTCATCATCCTTCAGCGTTACCTTGAGCGAGTTGAACACAGTATCTCCATCAGACATAGTGTCAATGTTGCTCATGCAGAGATGATAGAAAGTTTCGTGATTGTTTCCGACTGTGTAGACCGGGTTACCCGAACCAAGAACATCTGCACCGCCGAGTAGCGAAGTCCCCAGCGTGAAGTAACCTGCACCGACTGGGAAGTCCGGCAAGATAGAAGGGTCTGGTCGAGGAACAAATACGAACTCTTGAGTTACCGGGTCAAGCCAGAACAGCGCTTGCCCTACCTGAATAGCATCGAACACTAGAACATTAGGGATTACATTCTCAAGAAGCTGAGAAGGTATCTCTCCGCCTGTCTCCGTGCTCGTAGAGTGCATAGAAGTGCCGAACTGCTCTGCTATAAGCTCCATCTGCTCGTAAGGCGTTACAAAGCCTTCTACAGTTTCAGAGTCGAATAGAGGCAAGCGAGTGTTGAGCAGGTTCTTCATGTTGTCATAAGCAACGACTCTCATGAGGTTCTTGCCCTCGATCTCGTAGCGAGCGCCGATAGTGTCTACTACTCCGCTCCAGATAATCTGATTCGTGAGGTCTTTCTCGAGCCTGATACGAACTGGGACACCTGGTCTGAAAGCAGAATTTGCAGAAGGGTCGTATTGGTAAGTCTGTAGAGTGATGTTTGCTTGAGCCGGTTGCGCTTGGAAGTAGAGGTCATCCTGCACACTTCCACCGATTGACAACTGAGCGTTAGCTGTAGAGCATCCTAAGTTCTGCCAGGTGAACCCTAGACCGCCTAGAACATCCTCGCCACCTAGAAGGCTCTCACCGATAATAAACTGCCCACCATTAGAAAGAACATTCTCGCCACCTAGCAAGCTAATGCCGACAATGAAAGCGTTGTCCTCGAGGTTAGGCAGAAAGAACTCGACCTTTAGGTCGTTAGCGGTATCGAAGTTCGGGATAGTTGTCATCGTAGAAGTGTTGTGCTTCCTTGAGAGCGAAGCCTGGTGTTGATGTCGTGGATTATTGTGTCGGCATCTACAGTAGCCCGGTTGATGTTTACATTGACATTAGTAGTTTTACTGCTACTTGTTTTAGTAGGTGTCTTAGTAGGTGCAGGTGCGTAAGGTGCGTAAGTCGTGTTACCAGGTGAATAAGAATAACCACCAGAAGAAGTAGCTCCTGCCTTAGCAGCGTTTAGAGCATTTACAGCAGCGCTCGCTTCTGAGGCTGATCGAGTAAGTGCATTGTAAGCACCTGCAATAACTAGAATCGCAGCAGCAGCAGCTAGGAACGCCGGGTTAGCGAAGGCTAGGTTTACAAGCCCTTGAGCGACTGCCCAGGCTTTAGCAGCGGTTGTAATGCCGATAATGATTCCTGCAAGCGGTAGAAGGATGTCCTTGTATTCGATAGCCTTTAGGATTGTTTCCCCTATCCACTTGACTAGCTCTACAAAGTTCGCAGCTAGTTGCTTGATCTCGGGAATGTGTTGCATAACAACCTGAAGCAACTCGGTCATTACTGGGATGAGCGCGTTACCTACTTCGGCTTTAGCGTTCTCAAACTCCGCGTTTAGAATTCTCTGCTGGTTAGCAAGCCCGTCTGAGGTGTTGGCGAAGTCACCCTGCACCATCGAGGTCTGCTCCATTAGCGCGCCATAGCGAGCTAGAATCTTCTGCTGCTCTGTCATGGTTTCGCCGGACTTGATAATTCCGTTGTCGAGCGCGTAAGCCTCTACTGTAGCTGCGCTTAGGTCAATACCGAAGGCTCTTAGCGGTTCAGACTGTCCTGCAAGTCCTGATTGGAACTTAGCAAGCGCTGTATTGACATCCATGTTGAACACAGAAGCGAAGTCAGCGCCTCGAGTTGATAGGTCTTTGAATACCGCTACAGCATCTCCACCATCACCGGCAATAGTCTTAGAGAAGCTAGAGAACTGCGTAGCGATTCCGTAGAGTTCAGTCTTAGAAAGCCCTAGCCCTTGAGCAGCAGCTAAACCTAGTTTCTCGATCTCGGCTGCTTGCTCTCCATAAGAAACATTTATAGCGTTTACTGCTTCGCTGAGGTCTGAGGAAGCTGTGATAGCTCCCTTGATTCCATCAACAACTTTATTGAGGGTAAAGCCGACACCGATAGCACCGAGTGTTCGGGTCATTGTCTTGGAGATTGAGCTAGTGGTTTTGTTTAGTTTGCCTAGAGAAGTTTCAGCGCCCTTAGTCGCTTGCGTGAGTTTCTTGAACTCTCCGAGAATCTCAACATTGAGGACTAAGCTCATTCTTTATTCATCTCCTCTAGTTGCTTCTGGATAGCCAGGTGTTCCGTTACTGTAAGTCTTTTGTATTCACTTGGAGAGATTCCTGTAGCTAAACAAAAGCTTGCCATGCGTTTAGCAGCGGTTTCCCTGATTATTCTTTTGGGTCTGACTCCGAAACGAAGAACTTAGTGGCTTCTGCCTGGGAGAACTTCCCGGCATCCTCGATAGTGAATTCTGGGTTCTCGCGCCTCTTGGCTACATAGACCAGAACCTTTAGCGCCCTGCCTTTAGGCTTGCCATCTCCGAAAGCTTCGTCAATAGGTCTGCCAAGTAGCTGTTCCATTTCCTCGATCTCATCAAGGGTTAGTTCATCGAACTTTATCATTCTGTGGTTTCCTTACTTTAGTTTTGCTTTGTCTGATTCAGTCTTTATTAGATTCGCTATCTGACTTAGATAGTTCTGGTAGACCTCGGCTCTAGTGTAACCTAAAGCTTTTACAAAAAAGGGTTGTGGTTTGATGTTTCTCTTGAACCAACCCCAGTGAATAGGGTTAGCGTAAGGAACACCTGATCTGCTTGTTCTGTTATTACCGGCTAGGATTGAGATTTTGCTTCTACCGGTAGCGGATACTCTAATAGAGTCCCTTAGCGCCCCGGTGCGAACTGGGACTAAGCTTCTAGCCTCTGAAGCAACCAACTCACCGGACTCTTTTCCGGCTCTCTTGATTTCCTCGTTTGGCGTTCCAACATTCCTAAGAGCTTTAGTGATCTCACGAAGGTTAGTTACTTTTATCCCAGTTTGCGCCGGAGCAGCCATAGTTACGCGGTTACAATCTCCACGCCATAGTAGACATCGGTAGCAGGGTCGTGAGGTGTGTTTACTACCTCTAGGGTTACTGAGAAGGTCGCTGTTTCGTTGCTCGAGAGCGATAGCGGTGGGATCTCGTTGAACTTGACTGTTCCGGTGTAGTGAGGCTGTGAAGCAGTAGCGGTTTCGTTTCCGTTAGGTGCGATTGTGAAAGCTCCGGTAGTTCCGAAGTTCTCCCATAGCACTCGGTATAGAGAAGTTGCATCTCCTGAGGTGATTCCCTCGAGGGTTAGCGCCCACTCTCCGCCTACTCGCTGCTCGCAGAAGGTCTGAACATCACCAGGTGCATCACCTAGCACGAGATCAACCATCGTTGCATCGCAAGCGTATTCTGTAGCTCCGATTAGGAACTTGATGTTTTGCGCTTTGATACGCGTGGAAGCTGCCATTAGCAACCCCTTTCTAAATTGTTATTTCTAATTCGACTGAGACATTTACCGAGAGATACTCGGCGTTATTAGTTTGCATCTGGTAAGGCTCGTTCACCCTTAGCACCCGGGCGTAGCGTGGCATAGCTGTTAGAACATTAGCTATAGCCTCATCGAGCAACTCTGTAGCTTGCTTGTTAGTCGCAGTAGCTGCAATTATTACAAGCTCTAGAGATAGGTCGTATTCGCTGCCTAGAGTGCTAGGTGTTAGGTATGGCGATGCGCTATTGATGATAACGATAGGTGGGACTATGCGTTCAGGAACATACTCCAAAACGCGTAGCCCTGCTGCCTCTAGGTCGAGCTTGAACTCTGCCTTAGATAGCGTTATCTCGTTGGTCATACACCATACCCAACATAAGGAAGAAGCAGCGGATAGACAGCACCCATCGGGTCTTTAGCGACCCTGACAGGGCTGCCATCCATGCTTGCAAACTGAGCAATACCATTTGGCGCGCTTCTCCGGTGAAACAGCTCAGACGAACAAATTAGAACAGCCTGATCTTCGATGTGATTAGGAACTGTAGTTACTTCCCCAATGTAATTTTCAATCAAAGACTTCCCTGAGTTTAGGCAACCTGTAATGAAGTCACCGGACTCATCTGTCCCAATGTAAGCCTGTAGCTGCACTAGAGAAACGGTCATTTAGATACCTACTAAGCTACTGTGTCTAGCTCGACAATCGCACCGGCAAAAGGTGTGGTGATTGCCATGTATCCGTAAACAGATACTGAGTCAGTCAAGGTAGTGATGTCACCATCGGTTAGACGAACTGGCGCACCGGCAGACTCGAAGGTCTGAATAGCTGCGCTGTTAGCCATGTAGCACTTGTTAGCGGTCATCGCTGGGTCTACGATCACTGGCAAGCCTAGAAGCTGACCTGATAGTCCAGGGATGTTAGCCGAACCGATGTTGTTAGTTCCTGCACCATCCTGTAGGACTACTGGGCGACCTGAGGTGTCTACAACGCTCATCAAGAACTTGTAAGCCTCTGGTGAAGCAACGATAGCCTCTGGGCGAAGTCCGGTCTGCTCGAAGATGTAAGTTGCACCATCTGCGATTCCACCAACGATAGCAGCAGAAGTTCCTGCTGAGATGTCGAACACCTTGCCGGTGTAGGTCAGTCCCTCAACATGAGAAACAAGCGCTGCGTTAGAAGCGTTAGCGTAAGCAAGGGTTAGAGCGCGGAATACTGTGTCTAGGTAGTTCACAGTTGAGCGCTCGATGGTCTGCTTTGAGAAGCTGGTGTATCCACCATAAGTAACAACATTTGCCGAAGTGTTAGCAATAGTTAGGTTACCGAAGGTTAGAGCAGCGTTCTCAGCGCTCTGAGCATCTACTGCAATAGTGTTAGCAGTTACCGAAGCATACTCCACAGTAAGTCCGGCAGCAGGTAGTGCTGCGCGAGAGAATACATTTAGAGCTGGGCGGTTGTTGTCAATTAGGTTGTTGATCTGACCAACAAAGCCTGGTAGAGCAACTGTGTCGCTTGAGTCTGAAGCTGCGCGAGCAAGCTCGATA